ATGCGGCATACAGGGCAAGAATGGAGAGACGTAAGAAGGTGGATCCTGAGGGATATAGGGTCTATGGACTTGGGGAGTGGGGCGAAGTTGGTGGCCTTATCCTTACAAACTATGTTGTTGAGGATTTTGACACAGATCACAGCAACTTCGATTATGTAGTGAATGCACAGGATTTTGGATTTAACCATGCAAATGCTTTGCTTGAGGTGGCTTTCAAGGATGGTGAATTGTACATCTGCAAAGAACTCTATGTGTACGAGAAAGACACGAACGAGATCATACAGATGGCAGCTGAAAAGCAGTTTGATAAAAAGCTAAATATGTACTGTGATTCAGCAGAGCCGGACAGAATCAAGATGTGGCAGAAAGCCGGATATAAGAGAGCCAGAGGAGTCCTAAAGGAGCCGGGAAGCGTACATGCACAGATAGATTATCTGAAGCAGATACCCAAGATACATATACATTATAGCTGCACAAACACATATGACGAGATCAGACAGTGGAAATGGCAGCTTGACCAGAAGACAAACGAGTACATCGATGAGCCTGTGCCGTTCTTTGACGATGCCATGGCGGCTCTCAGGTACTCAATAGAGGATATACGAAGAAACAGCCGTGTT